AGAATGACAAGTTGCTTACTGCGATCTCGCCAACATAGTCAGCTGCGTTACCGAAGCTGGATGCAGTGTTGGTCAACTCAATGAAACCATAGCGAGTCATAAAGCTGACTACTGGTTCGAAAGTTGAAGGATCTAGTACAACGCCACTGCTCATCAATGGTACGTATGGGCAGTAGAAAGCAGGTGCGTCTGCTTCAGAAGTACCTTTGTAACCGACTAGAACTGGAGTAGTGTCAGCAGCGTAGCTGTCAACAAATACACGCATTGCGCCGTTTAGTGTACCAACAAATTTAGTGTTAGTTGGTGCTTCAAAAGTACCTTCAGTTGTACGAGCAAATGCTGAAGTTGTAGCACTTTGTAGTACAGTTAGAGCTGCACTTGAAACAACTGCGTAGTTACCAGCGCCACGGCGTGTACGCTGTGCAATCAAGTTTGCAACACGGTTGATTAGAACAGACAATGCGGCATGTTCGTCACCAACGAATGTAGCAGTACCTGAAACAGTTGCTTGGTTGTAAGTGAACTCAGTTGCTGCTAGAGTACGTAGAGAAAGTAGAATCTCTTGGTCGATTTCAGCAGTAATTTCTTGTGCTAGAGCAGCCATAATTTCTGCTTCAACATCAATACCGTGCATTGCTTGAGCATCTTGAGCTGCTTCAAAAGTCCAACGTGCTTGCAATTTACGTGTTTTAGCTTCAACGGCTTGCTTCAAGATTTGAACACTAATGTTCTTACCACCGTTAGCTTCTAGAGTAGAAGTAGCGGCACCAGTGTAATCAGCTGAAGTAGTGTCGTTGCTAGCAACTGTAGAGTAAGCAGTAGCAATTTTGAATGGGCTTAGTGCTTCTTCGCCGGCAGTTACGCTAGTTGCTGCAGCAGAGCTATCAGTTAGAGCTGATGCATAACGCACACGCAAGGTGTGAATTTGACCAACAGGACCAGTCATTGGCTGAACACCAACTAGCTCGTTAGCAATAACTGTTGGCATTACACGTCTGATAACAGGAAGAATAACACGGTTAAGTGTTGCAATGTTACCAGCCATTGTTGTACCAGCAGATGCACTTTCTTTCAAGTGCTTACGAGTGTTTTCAAGAATAACGCTCATGTTGTTGCGCTTAGATCCTGACAAACCTTCGAGTAGGGCATCCTTTGTATCGCCCCAACGTGATTCTAATAGTTCTTGTGACATTTAAGTCTCCTTTAATTTCTATTTTACGTTATAGACCGGCCAAACGCTTAATGTCGATCACGTTGGTATTGCGATCATCGTCTTGGCGCGGGGCAGATTTATCACCAGTTACTTCGGCAGTGACGCCCTCAGCAATTACCTCTTTAGCTTTTGCTGGTTTGTTGTCTGCTAAAACAGCTGGCAAGTACTTTTCGAAAGAATTCTTCAAGCGATTTGTCTGAACACTTTCTAATAAGTTACGCATAACTTCACGCTTCTCGTTGTTTAGAGGAGCGAGCAGTTCTTCCATTGTAGCATTACGCTCATTGGATTCCTTGATCATGCGAATTTCTTGATCTTTACTCTCGACGAGAACTTTTGATTTCTCCATGAGCGCAACAGATTCTTGTATTTTTTTGTTCTTTTCGTCAATTAAGCGATGAAGTTCACGCACTTCTGCCTTTTCATTAAGGTGTGTAGTGCTGAATTCAGCTGCATATGCTTCAAAGATACGACGACCAAAATTGTTCTCACGAGCAATCTTGATGTCTTCGTGCAATTGATTTAACTCAGCTTTGAGATGCTTGGAAACGGTTTTAGACATCTTAGCAGCAGATTCTTTAATAAATCTCTGTTGCAATGACTCTAGCTTGCCACGAGCTTCACGAACCAAACGTACTTTTGTTTCAACAACATCACGCTTGTCTTGTGCAAACTCTTTGATTTCGCTAGCAAGTGCCTTAACAACAAAAGACTCAAGTTTGTTAAGTCCTTCGTTGTGGGCTTTGCGATCTTTGCGTAGCTCGTTAATTTCTTCAGCTAATTTTGATACCATAAAGTTATTAAATTTTGTAGCATCTTCTTTGATTTTAGCCTGGAACTTAACACGATCTTCAGCAAGTGCTTTCTTTTCTTCAGCAATGCCTTCAATCTCGCTAACAAGACCTTCGTTTACCATGCGATCTAAGGCTTCGACCATTGCAGACTTATCATGTTCATAGCGTTGGGCAAATTCCTCACGAATTTCACTTCGTAAAGATTCACGTGCTTCGGCTAGTTTTGATTCCCATGCTTCGTTAATAGAATCACGAGTTTCTTCGTTAATGATTCCACTATCTAACAGAGGCTTAATTGCGTCTAGCATTGTGTTCTCCTTAGACTTTGAGATCTTTGATCAACTTTTTAATTTCGTTGTTCAAATATCTCTGTACTTTGTTGTCAACCGTTGCGTCCTTTGCCATGTCAAACAACTTATGCCCGTATCTCATGTTCATAAGACCTTCGTAAATTGCTTTTGGGTATGCATTGGGTGCGCTTGGCTGTGCAACCACATCAACAGTGACTATTTCAAAGTCACTGACATGTCCATTTCTGTCGTCGACGTTACCCGATCCACGACTCGAAACTCCTAATTTAACACCTGATGTTAACATAGTAGATACTAGTTGTCCCATTGGTGTTGGTAAAATTTTAAGTTTACCATAACCACAATTGTCATCCATCCACATTTCTGTAATCATATGGCTAACACGATCTAAATTAATTTTTAGATCATCTGGATGATCAACTTCTCCTAGTACACTATGTCCAGTTTTAATTTGTTCATTAATCTGACCAACAGCGTTAGAAATTTCACTTGTTGGGTAAATTCGCTCATTTGCGTTACGAACATCACCCTGAATGCAAATACCCTTCATATAAAGGTCTTTGCCGCCTTTGCCGTTATCTTCTTCAAGAATCTGGGCTTTGGCATCTGTAAAGGTGAGATGTTCTTTTAAATAGAGCATCGTTTATCCCTACCTGTTAAATTGTTGACTTAGTGTTAACACCATCAGCTTGTGCTAAATGAGGCTTAGTAGCTGGCTTTAGCTTTGCCGAACCTTGAGCAGGTGTGTTACCAACTGTGCCTACACTGTCAGATGCATTGTTTGAATATGCGCCTGCAGCGTCATGCTTGCCGCCACCGTCTTTGCCAGTGTGTACTGGTTTAACAGAGTTGCCAATTGGACCTTTAGCGCCTGCATTTGCGGCCACTGCTGATTTCTTATTAACACTACCTTCTTCGCCGGTAACTGGCTTTGGCGCAGCTTTTAAATCAACGTTTTCGTCAAGCTCGGTCATGTCAAGCTCTTCGGTATCGTCGACCATTTCAGCGTCTCCGCCCATTTCGTCATCAGCTTCTTCAGCGTCATCGTTAACTAATGCTTCAAATTCAGACATTAGTTCATCAAGCTCGTCTTCTAAATCAGCTACACGATCTTCAAGATCTTCAGCATCATGCTCTTCGTCGTGCATTTCGCCATCATCTTCGTCGTCAGCTTCAGACATGCCTGTTTCGTCAACTTCAATTTCATCAATTAAGTCGTCAGCTGCATCGCCGCCAATTTCTTCAATATCTTCAATTGATTCGTCAACTGCTTCTTCCGATTCGTCAATTTCTTCATCGGCAGCTTCTTCAAGCTCTTCAGATTCGTCAACTTCCTCGTCAGCAGCTTCGTCAAGCTCTTCAGATTCGTCTACTTCTTCTTCAGACATAATGTCTTCGTAGATTGTGCGACTCTTTTCAACTACAATCTGGTGAAAGAGTTCACGTGCTTTTTCTTCGTCATCGTTGATGACATATTCAATAAGTTGTTCAAACTTGTCTTTGCTCATGTCAGAGGCTCCTTAAGG